TTCTCATGAGCCTATCTTGAGACTTGATTACAATGATATCAAACTTATCCTCCTCAAGATCCTCAAAGAGCCTCCTGTACTCATCTCTCCCTCTAACCTTTGTACCGCTTTTACCCTCATCCACATACTCACCTACCAGAGCCCAGCCCTGAGCCCGGATACAATCCCGGCACTCCTCCACCTGTTTACTGAGAGCATTAAGCTGTTTCTCCTCCTCAGTGCTCACTCTGGCATAAAATACCGCTCTTTCCATCCTGTTTCCTCCTGTGTTCTCCTTGAGATATTTGATAGGTTTTACAAAGTATCTCAAACATATTATACAGCTTTTTGAAAGAATGTAAATACACCTCTTTCACCTGAGTGATAACGGCATTTCTCCTCACTTTTTAGGCAAAAAAAAATAAGGGGAGATTGCTACCCCTTTAATAGCAATCTCCCCACTCTTAAAATAACCCTTTGGATTATAAGAGTATCAGATCCTCTTTCTTGACCCAGCTAACAATATCACTCAGGAGGCATCTATCAGATTTCACCTGAGTAACAAAGTAAGTAGAGCCCTTTACAAAGCTGGCTATATTCTGCCCTGTGGCATACTTCTTAGCCGTTCTCTTGACCCTTACCCGGCATCCTTTGAAGAAATCCCCACTTGTGGGATACTTGATTTTCTGCCCCACATTGATGATATCCGGGTTAGGGATCTTATTCAGATCTACAAGTACCTGTACCGTGGTTTTCTTAGCCTTTGCAATAGCTGAGAGTGTATCTCCAGCCTTTACAGTGTAAGTCTTAAAGGATACCCCCTCAGAGCTCTTATTTGCCTTTTCCTGAGGCTTTTCCTCCTTAGGGGTACTCTCCTTAGCCTCTGAGTATTTAGGCACCGCAAAGCCCCGGATATAGCCCCAGCCAAAGGCTACAGTTCTTCTACCGACCTTGCCGCCCATGTTACCCTCAATTACTGTAAAGGTTTTCTTAGAGGTATTCACACTCTCCACAATACCGATATGATCAGCATACCCATCATTAGGCTGTGTACCATCATCCCAGTTATACAGGACAATCCAGCCCGGAGCCGGGATAAGAGTACCATCCTCTTTCCAGATCCCTTTAGCCTTGAAAATCTTGATATGCTCCTCACAGCCGCACTCTACACCGCCGATAAGATCCACGGCATTATTTTTAATAAATGCCGCTGATACCGTGGTATCACAGAAAGCATCTGTATAAGTTACCTGATATCCTCTCCCGGCTCCTGAGTGGGCTCTGATATAAGCATTATAGGTATCAATGATAGGCTTATGGCTCCTATCAGCCCGGTTAAGCCCCAGCCAGCTTATCATTGTATCTATGATCTGTTTTGCTGTAACACCCACGTTACTCACCTCTTTCTTACTCTCCTGTTTACCCTCTACTTTCTCTTTGAGGGTATTGTAAACAAACCTCTGCCTACTCTTGTAAGCTCCTACCTGATTGCCTGTATCAGTGCTACAGGCGGCATACAGGTGATCAAGGGTATAGGGCTTAGCTGTCTTACCTACTACCCTTTTCATTGCACTATAGCCGCCGTGGTGACGGAAATTAGCACACATCATAGCCGCCGCTACATCTGTTACACCCAGAGCCTCAGCCTCATTCACATAAACGATCATTTGAGCATCCATCTTTTTATCCTGAGCGGCTTTCCCCTCAGGAGTAGTGATAATAGCCTTGATCACCTTAGCCTTTGCCCCGGTTTTGCTCAGATTGTACTTGCTCCAATCCTTGTTAAGATCCTCCTCAATACCCTGAGTATCCAGCTTTCTAAAGGTATTAGGAGCTACTGTGAGGATCTCCTTTAAGAGCTCTCTTGCCTCATTTGCGTACCACTGACCAGCTCCAATAGTGATAGCTTTCTCATTAGGTGTATTCGTACCAGCGGAAATTAAAGAGCTGTAATCCGCTCCCCCGTATACCTGTCCACCAGTCTCCACGGCATACATGATTTTTCTGAGTACCTCAGCCTGATTAGCTGTGAGTTTCATGTGCTCCTCCTTTCTCACGCACTAAAAAGAGGAGCACCGCCGCTCAGCAATGCTCCTCACGCTATTCTCATAATTAGTCCTTGTTTACAGTCTGTTTGATAAGCTGGTTAGTAAATACCGTTACCCCGGTAACAAGAATACCCTGAATGATAGCATCCGGGATAGCAATACCAGCCCCGGCACCAATCGCAATAGCGGCAATAACACCGATCACCAAAAGCACCCACGGGATAATCCAATCAATCACCTTAGGGGTACTCTTGAGTAACATACCGATAATGTACAGTACCGGGATCAAAATAAGCATCTGCTCAATGAGATATTTCTGAAAATCCATAGCTTTTTACTCTCCTCTCTGTGACATAGTAGAGAAATCCGGGCGGCTATTGCCACCTTTCACCGCCCGGATAGATAAATGGATCACCTCCACTTACTCAGCATCCTCTCTATGCTTACTGAGCTCATCAATTCTGTGATGAGCTGATTTTACTGATTGCTCTACCACAATCAGCCTCTCAGAAAGAGCGGCAACATCCTTTTTTACAGTACCCATATCCTGTTTAATATCCCGGCAATCTGAGCCTATATTATCCAGCTTGATATTTACTGTAGCCTGTTCTCTTGCCCTTGCCTCTACATCTGAGTTATCAGCTCTCCTATCCTTTTTAAGCCCTGTATAAATGGCAAACAAAACGGAGGCAATGCTGATCAGGGACATTACCTCAATCGTCATAACGATAACCTCCGTTTCCTTATTCCGTAACGATGATATCCTCATAACCATCCGTGATCAGGATAGTATCTACATCCGGTTTCCACTTTGCATAGATAGAGGTTCTAACAAAGTAGGCTCTATACTTAGCCTTGCCCTGTTCCTCTGATCTCTCAGCGGCTTGCTCAATCATTCTTGCAATGAATGTACTCATACTGTTACTCACCTCCTTACCTCCTTTCATTATTCACCCATCCCCATCAGGGAGGGGATTACATCTGTTAAAATGCTGTCCACTGTAGCCTCCAGAGTGGTACTCTGTTCAGAGATGAGATGAATATATTCATTCTTCTCATAGATCTCCTCAACCTCAATTTCCCACTCTGCTGTATCCGGGAGATCACCCTCACCGGGTACAGTAACCTGAGTGATACCCTGACGCACAATAACAGTTTCATCCAGTATCTCAAGCGGCTCCACATAATCCGCTGTGGATCTTACTTTTGTAAACCTCTGCATGATCCTTAACCTCCTTTACATAGTAATCATTCATGTACGGTATCAAGGGCTCAACATACTTTTTATGCAACCTGTAACTGTCGCAATTCTGGAGCCATCCTTTATAACTATTAAATGAGCACCACTCTGAAAAAGTAGGCTTCATATCTTTTTCCATTTTCTTTCTGTAAGCCCTCATTTTTCTTTTCATTGTGAGGGCTGTACTCTTCCTAAGTAATGTATATTCACCGAAAAATCTATAACCCACAAAATCCAGACCTCTAACCCTTGTGGGAAAGATCTGATAATTACCTTTAATACTGAGCCTGAGCTCATCATGAAAATACTGAGTTACTCTCTCATGTATCCTGTGGAGCTCCTCCTTTGTACTGGCAAAGATAACAATATCATCCATGTACCTGTAATAATGTTTAACCCTCAGCTCCTCCTTTACCCAGTGATCAAAGCTACTAAGGTAAAAGTTTCCGCTGTACTGGCTCATATAATTTCCTATAGGTACTCCAGTATTAGGATCTACATCCTCATCTAAGAGATAGATACAGGATAGATCCTCAATCTGAGCGGTATTGATACTATCCGCTATCTCATCCAGTATCCAGATTAGCTCAGGATCTTTGAATGTTTCCCGGTATTTCCTTTTCAGGATTTCATGATTGATACTTTGGTAATAGTGGTGGATATCCAGCTTATAACAGTACCGGGTACCCTCCTCATCTGATACCAGTATGGAGGGTACATAAATGGTTTTCTTTTTCTTGCCTACTTTCTTTGTTTTGTAGTAGCCACCTAACTCATTTACTATAGGCTGTATCCCTCTGCCGGGAATTGCACTATATGTATCTGTAGTCATATTAGCTATCAGGAACGGCTCAATTACTTGTAAAATAGCCCATTGAGCAATCCTATCAGGGAAGAATGGGAGCTTATAGATATCTCTTGCTTTCTTTCCCTCTACCAACTGAAACATCTCATACTCTGAGGTATGATATAAATGGTTCTGGAGCATATACTGTAATCCAGCAAGGTAATAGTACGGGCGTTTTTCGATCTCTTTTACTTCCTTGTACCAGCCTTTTCCCTTTTTGGCGTTTTCATATGCCCGGTACAGATTATCCATGCTACAGATAACCTTAAACAGATCCTTTGTACCCGTCATTTCCTTATTTCCTCCATCACCTCATTACTTTTGTATGTACCAAAGGAGAGCCGCCCTTTATTGGAATAATCACCCCATCTCACAGCCCGGATACCATCCGGGTTAAGGGCTCAGCATTTCAGGATTTCTCCCTTATCAGCACCCCTTTACATACTTTTTACCTTTCCCCGGCATACACCGGAGAGCTTTCTGTTTTGCCAAGAGGCAAGGGCTCTAAATCACAGCTCATTATTTTCATTCATGTTTTTCAAACATGGGTACATATAGGAGCTGACCGCTGATATTCCGATTACGATTACCAGAGGTATTATTCACATTCAGATAGAACGGGGAGCAATTACCGCCATTATTCCAATTACTGCCCAGTTTACCGACTATCCAGCAAACAATTAGAGCCCTATAACAAGAGCGGTTTTCATCCGTACATCGTGAAAACCGCCCCCATTACCAATATTAAAATATCAAACCACCTCAGCCTTACGCCGCAATAGCATCAGGATACAGATACTTAGGCTTATCAGCCTGAGGTACATACAGGAGCCGACCGCCGAGATACCGACTACGACTACCAGAGGTATAATTCACACTCAGATAGAACGGGGAGCAAGTACCGCCATCAGTCCAACCACCGCCCAGCCTACCGACTATCCAGCCGTTATAATCATGGTTCT